GGAAGAGGTGGCGCGTAACGCGTCCGCAGTGGCGCAGAACACAGCAGCCTCATCCGAATCGGCAACGGCAGCCGCAGGTTCAGCAGCACAGGCTGAAGAGTATGCAAATAACGCTTCTGACTACGCACAGAATAAGTTCACGTTCTATAAGACTGCCAGCGATCCTGATGGCACCATTGCAGGGTTGGCAGCAACTACTGACGGCCAGTCGTTCTGGGTAGCTCAGGGGCCAGATGCGCTTTCTGCTGCATGGCAGTATCAAAACAATGCTGGCGTGGCCGTATTGCAGGCAAAGCAGCCAGGCACGGCAGCCATAACAGGGACAATCCGCGAGTTTCCGACGCTGGCTGCGGCGCAGGCAGACGCAGCTGCGGGTAATATACCGGTGGGATCAACTGCTTATTATCGCAGCTCAGATGACAATAATCTTTCAATTGAGGTTATCAATACCGCTGGTACGTTGGTAGCAACCGGAAGAAAAATTCCAGCGTATTCCGCTTTGCGTAGAGGCAACATTTTATTCGACGCATTTAATGAATATTCCTCAAGCCTTTTAACATTCGCTAACTGGGATTGGTATAAAGGCGCTACGCCAACATTTTCTACTACTGATGTTAATTTGCCGCTTCCAACACCTGTTATTCAAGCTTCTGGTGTAACATCGTTTGATAAATATTACGATGTGTCAAAATTACAGATAAAACCAGGAGACACTTTAGCTTTCTCTGTTTTGGTATGGTTCGAGAACGCTGGAGGCAAGTTACAGATTTATTGGCTTGATTCAGCAGGAGTAACCATCACTACAGGGGAGGCCTCTCCACTGGTTGCTGGTATATCCTCTCCGGTTGTGGTCATTGCTGTGCCATCTGGCGCATCATCCATACGAATTCGGGTGCAAAACACTGTGTCAGGGGCGTTCAAAATCGGTGTCTATGCCGCAGCTATTGGTGATGTTACTCCTGAATTCACAAGGTCTTTCCCTTCAAAAGCGTACCAGGAGGCATTGGGTACCCCTGATAACCTCGTGTACGACCCTTTTGGCGAGATGCTTTCCGTTCGTCCTAAGCAAGGACTTCCTGCAGGCGTGGTTGACGCCATGAGTTACGCAGGAACATTGATTCAGAACAGCGCAAATTCACCATGGGGTAAGACCGGGATCCAAAACACGTCAGGAGTTGGTGCTGATCGTATTATTTCTCTCAGTTCGATGGGGGTTAAGCCGGGAGACACAATCACTGTCCGTCTGGCTGCATGGTTCGCGTCAACGGGTGGCACGTTTCAGGTTTTCTGTCGTAATGCATCCGGAGTACTTTCTTCGGCAACTATTGCCGCATCAGCATCCGGCTTTAATGATGGAAGTACCACGCTGACAATACCAGCATCAACGACATACCTTACGCTTCGCGCATCAGGGGCTATGGTCAAGGAGCTGGTTGCCATAGGTGTAGCTTTCGGACGATCTCGCCCTGAGTTTATTTACGGTAGCCTTCCAGCAGAGTATTCAGGATACCAGCGCCAGCAGATTAACCTGTGGCCTGATCCCTGGTATCGCCGCTACGAGTGCGGGGAAACGTGTATTGATGGTTGGGGTCCTGCTCAAGTAGCAGGGGTTTCACTACCAGCATATGTTGCGGATTATTCTGGCAGCCCGTTTCTTAGGAAAAAATCTCTGATTATCCCAGTAGGTGGTGGTCAGACGGATATTAACATTTCAGCAAAGCGGCTTGGACTGCGTGCTGGAGATTCGCTGACAGTAGCGCTGGGTGTGGTATCGTCTCAGGCAATCAACGTGGCAGCATATTTCCGGACGGCTAGCGGGACTGTTATTAGTGACAGTTCGTCTCAGTTGTTCCAGTTCCCAACCCAGCAATATCAGACTCTGGTTCGCACAATAGCTATCACCCAGACTATTGTTGATACGGCTGGATATCTGCAAATCCGCCTTATGAATGGGCAGACTGTTGGCGCTGCAGGTGTTTATGTTGTTGCCAGGGGGCTCTTTGTTGGGAATGGCTCTCCTGTACTGAGTGATGATACGTACCGACAGGATGTCGATTACACAACTTCCAGAGCATTCACGTTAAATCAGGATTCACTCAGAGAGACACATAAGCGCCTGATGAACAGGCGGCTTTCTCAGTCAGCAACACTGGTAACAGCGCACATTGGCGATAGCTGGACTCACCTGTGGAACCGATGGAGCGGAATTTTTGCCGGAAAAATGCAGGCTGACTATGGCAGTGCAGGTATCGGCTATATCGGATTTGGCTATCCGTCTGAGGCGGGTTTCGGGCAGTATAACGGCAATATACTTGGTCAGATAACTTTGACCAAAACAGGAACATGGACTCCGACATATGCGGCAGCACAGAGCGCAGATATTTGTAGCGTCTCGTCTTCTGATACCACCGCTACTTTCAGGGCGAACGGTATACCGGCAAATGCATCGTCAGTCCGCCTTTTTGCTAAACCTCAGGGGAGTGTTAAATACAGCACAGATGGTGGAGTTAACTGGACAACTATCGACCTGAGCACGTTCACTGACCTTGCGGTTGTCAGCCTCACGGTACCGGCAACAGCTTTCAATATCTGGTTCAGTCCGGTATCAGGAACCGTTGAACTGTACGGTCTGGATGTGCAGACCGCGACAGATGGTGTCCGGTCTCACAAGCTGGGTGCGACGGGGAGTTCTGCTCAACAATGGGCGGCGCAGGTTACCAGCGCAACATGGAAAGCAGCATTCACCGCGCTGGCCCCCAATCTGGTGACAATTCTGCATGGGACCAATGACCAGACATCATCCCGTGATCCATCCGCGTTTGCTGCCGATATTCAGACGATAATCACAGCAGTTCGCACTGCATGCCCGTTGGCTGATGTTCTGGTGATCATGCCATGTGAAAACCAGAGGAATAACAATGTGGCAATGGCGGCGTATGCGTCTGTTGTACGGGATGTTTGTGCGCTAAACAGGGTGGCTTATCACAATCTCCAGATTGACTACGGAGACAAGCCATCTGATTACGCATCGACATCTCCACGCAACTGGTTCAATGCTGATGGAATCCATCCTGACCCTGCAACTGGAGGTGGGCTGCCGATCGTTTCTGCTGTTTTGAAGTTAATGTAAAACTCCTACATTGATCTTCCCTCACAACAATAATACTGTATGTTTGTGCAGTATTATTGGGAGGGCAGATCATGCTTCGACAGTCAGACATCGCAGCGGCGTTCCGCGAGTCGGTATTGCGCAGTTCCAAGGGGTTCCAGTACCTTCACACCCGCGACTTCGTTACCGCGCTGCGCCGGCGCGGCATCCATTTTTCCGAGGTGGAGGCGAACTCCTGGATCGCACGCGAGCAAACGTATTTCGTCGACAAAACGGCAGAGCATAGTGAAAACTGCCTGTGGATGATGGCCAACATGGGGAGGATTCTGTAATGGGCTTTCCATCACCGGCGACGGACTACACGGAACAGCGATTAACGGTTAACTCGATCTGCAGTGTTGGGCCAAATACGCGCCTCTTCGAGCGTTCAGGCGGTTACGTTGTGCTGGATATCTCCCTGAAGCCATCACAAGGTAGTCAGGTTCTGATCCAGCACGGCGGCGGGACGGAGCTTGCCACGCTGAGAGGAAAGTCGCTGATTACCGAAGATGGCGAAGCGATCGAGGGCGAGGCCTTGGACGATGTTAATGTCATCGGCGTCGTGACGTTTACTATCTGCGATGTGCGCCAGGACAATGCGGTTGTTTAGTTGCTGTCAATTGATGGGAGATTTCGCGTGGCAGGCCTCTTGGGGCATGGGTGGGGCATGAAAAATCAGTGAATTTCGCCAAACATTGCAAACAACACATGTTGATTGCTATCTCCAGCCATTGAAAATGGCGCTCCTGGACGATATTTGTCGATTTTTAAATTTACCGCGTCACGCGCACTCTGTATCGGGTACTGCTGCAAGCGCAGGTACACACGCACATACTGTCGGTATTGGTGCTCATACGCACTCGGTTGCGATTGGCTCACATGGACACACCATCACCGTTAACGCT